AGAGCAGTTAACTACTGAGCTAGACATCTACACCCAAGGCAGTACAATGCGTGAACCCTTTGGTTCTTATAATAAAGGTAAGGCTGATGCTCTTGTTAAGATCATCGCTGAGTTTAAGGAGAATGATAATGAGCTTAGTATTCAAACCTAAGATCAGGGACACTTACAGGGTGCCAGCACGTACAGTCATTGAGAAGCGACCGCTAAGTACCAGTAACCCTATAACAGAGGTTGACTTAGCACGTATAGTTAAGCTACGTGCTTTGAATGTATCTTACAATGACATAGCTAAGTTGATACGTAGGTCAGCTAACACCTGTGCTTTTCACGTACATGATAAGATGTTATTTGTAGAGATCAATGAACGAAAGAAGAAACAAATAGAGGAGGCAATGTCTAATGCTTAGTATGTTTACGGAGGTAGTGTGGCTGGCTGCTGGACTTGCAGTACTAGGTTCTGTTACTATGTTCTTCCTGTCACCTATGTATGAGTTCTTTAAGTACACTAAGCACAGTGTAGATACAGAGACTGAGTTGTATAACATCATGTGTGATGCACTAGACAGGTCAGAGGAGACAGGTAAACCAGTAAGCATTGTGCTTAGTCATGATGCTAATCTAAAGGAGAAGAGGGATGAAGATTGAAGTAAACATAGATGATGCTAATGCAATCACTGTTGATTGCTTGAAGAGTTATTACCTAGCGAATCGTCATGATGAGAGTGCTAATGTTAGTGCTACTGATTGGGATTTATTAATGTCATTAGACCTAGTGCTTAGTCACTTCATGACTGAACATGAATATGAGGATTTTAATAATGGCCTTCGTCAAAAAACACTTACCCTGTGACGACTGTGGAAGCAGTGACGCACTGAGTATTGATGATAAAGGGTGGAGCACTTGCTTCGCCTGTGAGACTAGAACTAGAGGCAAGGAGATAGACAGTATGGATGTACCAAGTAAGAATGTTTCCAGTGGAAACTTTGATAGGACTAAAGAAGACTTAAACACCAAGCCATACAAGAGCGTTGTCGCTCGTGGCATATCAAGTGACACATGTAAGACATACAAAGCCCAGCTACATGGTGAGCGTATGATCTTTGGTTACCATGATAAGGATGGTTTCTTAGTGGGAGCTAAGACTCGGACACCTGAGAAGGAGTTCTTTACATCAGGTGCTTGGTCAGACACAGTACTGTTTGGACAGAACCTATTCCCTAAAGGTGGTAAGTATATTACTATCACTGAGGGTGAGTATGATGCACTGTCTGCCTACCAGATGCTTGGTAGTAAGTACCCTGTCGTATCAATAAAGAATGGCAGTAGTGCTGCACTGAAGGACTGTCGTGCCTCGTATGAGTACCTCGATAGCTTCGATACCATAGTGGTATGCTTCGATTCAGATGAGGTAGGTGTCAAGGCTGCTAACCAAGTGGCTGAGTTGTTCGGTGGTAAGACTAAGATCTATAAGCATACTAAGGATGAGAAGGATGCTAATGATTATCTAAAGTTTGGTAGAACTAAAGAGTTCATTGACAGGTGGTGGTCTTCAGAACGATTCGTACCAGATGGAATCATTGCAGGGTCTAGTCTATGGGATGAAGTTAATAAACCTATAGCACCAGCAGAATGTCTCTATCCTTTTGATGGACTCAACAAGCTTACCTATGGCATACGTTATGGAGAGTTAGTTACAGTCACAGCAGGATCTGGACTAGGTAAGAGTCAGTTCATGCGTGAGATCATATGGCAGATCATTAGCAAGACAGAAGATAATATTGGAATACTATTCCTTGAAGAGAGTATTAAGAAGAGTGCTCTATCTTTAATGTCCCTTGCTGCTAACAAGCCATTGCATCTGCCTGACACTGTGTCAACTGATGAGGAACGTAAGGATGCTTTCGATGCCACACTAGGCACTGATCGTGTGTTCCTGTTTGATCACTTCGGTTCTACTGGTGTTGATAACATCGTTGCTCGTGTTCGTTACATGGCTAAGGGATTAGGGTGTAAGTATATTGTGCTCGATCACGTATCCATTGTGGTGTCAGCACAGGCTAATGGTGATGAGCGTAAGGCACTCGATGAGATCATGACTAGGCTACGTATGCTAGTGCAGGAGACAGGCATTGCCTTGTTCGTGGTGTCTCACCTCAAGCGACCAGATGGTAAAGGTCATGAAGAGGGTGCAGCATCCAGCTTGTCACAGCTACGTGGCTCTGGTTCTATAGCACAGCTTAGTGATATGGTTCTAGGTCTTGAACGTAATGGACAGGCAGAGGATGAGGAGACACGCAACACTACTCATGTACGTGTTCTAAAGAACCGATTCTGTGGCATCACAGGCAAGGCTAATGAGTTAGCCTACAGTCATAGTACTGGACGTATGCTTGAGAAGGAAGAGGAGAAAGAACTATGAGTAAGATAGGAACATACGCACTGGAGGTAATGGATAATGAAGCTAACACTGGATATAGAAACGACTATGGCACAGGATCAGATATGGTGTTGCGGAATCCAGCGAGAGGGGGAACCAAGGCAGAGATTACTAGTCAACTCAATGCAGCTAGAGCAACATCTCGTAGGAACATCAAGCGTAATAGGTCATAACATTACAGGCTTTGATGCACCTAAGATAAGCAGCCTATGGAATGTATCCATACCTAGTCATAAGCTAAGGGACACAGTGCTACTGTCTCGGCTATGGTGTCCACGCTTAGAAGGTGGTCATTCATTAGCAGCTTGGGGTGATCGTTTAGGTTTCCCTAAGATTAAGTTTGATGATTATGATGGTGGCTTGACTGATGAGATGCGCCAGTACTGCAAGGTTGATGTTGAGATAACTCATAAGCTTGAGCCTCACCTGACTAGTCTATTACTTGAGGATGGATTCTCAGAGGAATCTATACAGCTTGAGCATGAGGTTGCAATCATTATTGCACAGCAACAAGCTAATGGATTCAAGTTAGATATAGACAGGGCTAATCAATTACTCACTGACCTTATGGGGAGAATGAATGCAATCGAAAGGGAAGTCCAGCTTATCTACCCTCCCTTGGTGGAGAAGCGAGTCTCGGAAAAGACAGGCAAGCAGCTTAAAGATAAGGTCACAGTCTTCAACCTTGGAAGTAGAAGACAAATTGCCCAAAGACTTCAAAGCCAAGGGGTAGTGTTTAAGGATGAGACACCTAAAGGGGCAATCATTATTAATGAGAAGATCTTAGCAGGGGTTGACCTGCCTGAAGCTCAGTTGATACTAGAGTACCTTACCCTACAGAAGAGAGTTAGTCAGCTTGATTCTTGGGTGAATGCGTTAGCTGATGATGGTCGTGTACATGGTGGAGTGATAACGAATGGAGCAGTCTCTGGGAGAATGACTCATTCAAACCCTAACATGGCACAAGTACCTGCCGCTAAGAAGGACAAGAAGACAGGTGAGTTACTGTGGGGTGCAGCTTCGACCTTCAGTACAGACTGTAGAGCTTGTTGGATTGTAGAGGAAGGTAACGCACTCACTGGTATAGATGCTTCTGGTCTAGAATTGAGAATGCTTGCACACTATATGAATGATGCCGCCTATACCAAGCAGTTATTGGAAGGTGATATACATACATATAATCAACGTGCTGCTGGCTTAGAAACTAGAGATCAGAGCAAGACTTTCATATACGCGCTGATTTATGGCGGGGGCTTTGCTAAGATAGGACAGATCGCTGGAGGCTCACCTCGTAAGGGTAAGCAACTGGTTGACAAGTTCATGTCTAACCTCCCAGCCTATGCACGTTTGAAGGAGGTTGTCTTGCGGAGTATGCGTAAACGTGGTACACTACGAGGGCTGGACGGACGTAGGTTAAGAGTAGAGTCAGAGCACAGTGCCTTGAATTTTCTCTTACAGTCTGCTGGTGCTATAGTAATGAAGAAAGCTCTAGTACTTCTCAAGCATAGTCTTGATGAGTCAGGAGTGTGGTATAAGTTTGTAGCTAATGTACATGATGAGTGGCAGATAGAGTCCTCGTCTAGTGATGCAGACTTAGTAGGTAGACTCGGAGTACAGGCCATCGTTGATGCTGGTCTACACTTTGAAATGAATTGCCCATTAGATGGTGACTACAATGTAGGACTCACTTGGGCAGACACACACTAGCTTGCATACAGGTCTAGTGATAATGTAACTAAAGGAAAAATCCATGCAAAATCATAACCCACTTAAAATTGAAGCCACTGCTTTCTGGTTCTCATTCCTAGAGAAGAATGAAATGTCAGACAAGTATCAGGTAGATATTAGTGAACTATCAGAAGAGCACGTTGATCGCCTAGAAGGTATGGGTGTATCCGTCAAGAACAAAGGTGATGATCGTGGTTACTTTGTAACTGCTAAGTCCTCTAAGTATGCACCTCATGTAGAGGATGTAGACGGATTCAAAATGACAGACGCTGTAGGCAATGGGTCTAAGTGTACGTTCATTGTCAAACCTTATGACTATAACTTCAAGGGTAAGACAGGCGTTAGCTTAGGACTATCTAAAGCACGAGTGAATGATCTTGTACGTTACGAGGCAGCCACTACGAGCTTTGAGGATATCCCAGAGCTATGATCTTACTCGTTGACGCAGACATACTGTGCTATCGCATAGCTTGGTCTTGCCAAAACGAGTCACAAAAGGTTGCTTGTAGAACACTACTCAGCTTTACGAATGACATCATCGAGGAACTAGTAATAGATTCTGATGATGCTACTCATGAAGTTGAGTACTACCTAACAGGCAGAGGTAACTTCAGAAAAGACTATGCGATTACTGCTGAGTACAAAGGTAATCGTAAGTCTAGGGAGAAGCCTAAACACCTAGAAGCATTGAGGGATTTCTTTGTGAATGAACTCGATGCCATTGTGACTAGTGGTGAGGAAGCTGATGATCGTATAGCAATACGTGCAACACAGGAAGGTGATAAGTCCATCGCCATATCTCTAGACAAAGACTTCGATCAGTTCGCTGGTTGGCACTATAACTTTGTCAAGAAGAATAAATATTATATTACTGAAGAGGAAGGTCTATTCAACTTCTACATGCAGTTCCTTGTAGGAGACAGTGCAGATAACATCAAAGGTGTAGCTGGTATAGGCCCAGTGAAAGCTAAGAAGTTACTGGCTGATAAGACTGAGCTTGAGATGTATGATATATGTGTTGATAAACTAGGCAGTGAAGAGAGGGCTATTGAGAATGGTATTCTCTTATACTTACGCAGACAGGATGATGAGATATGGCAACCACCAAGACTCGCAACAACGGACGTTGGACAGAAGCTAGACATAAGTCTTTCATAATCTCTGCTCTTCGCGGAGCACACAGTAAGTGGGGTGTTAAGGCTGATGTTAAGAAATCTGCTAGAGTTTCTACAGGGAAGTACCTATGTGCTTGCTGTGGTACTGTTGGCCCTGCTACTCTGCCTCCTGATAAGGGACAGTCACGTAGGAAAAACAATGCAGCAGTGGATCACATTGATCCTGTAGTGTGTCCCAAGGATGGGTTCATTGATTGGAATACATACATCAATCGTATGTTCTTAGAAGAAGATGGTTATCAGGTTCTATGCTGGGCCTGTCATGGAGTAAAGACTCGTGATGAGAGAGAACTCCGAACTTTGAATAGGAAAAAGAAATGAAACATTTAATCATACCCGATACACAGGTTAAACCTGACACAAGTTATGATCATTTGACATGGGCAGGTAAGTTTGCTGCTGATACTAAGCCTGATGTTATTATCCATCTAGGTGATCACTGGGATATGTCCTCTCTAAGCTCCTATGACGTAGGTAAGAAGAGCTTTGAGGGTAGAAGGTATACCAAGGACATACAAGCAGGGAACGAGGCTATGGCGGCTCTCATGCAGCCTATACTGGAGGAACGCTGGAGGCTGACTCGTAACAAGAAGAAGCAATGGAACCCTCGTATGATATTCTTAATGGGTAACCATGAGGATCGAATCAATAGGGCTGCTGAGAATGATCCTAAGCTTGATGGGTTGATTAGCTATAACGACTTTGATCTGAATGGCTGGGAAGTCAAACAGTTCTTAGATCCTATCGTTGTGGATGGTGTTGCCTACTGTCATTACTTTACGTCAGGTGTGATGGGTAGACCTGTTGCCTCAGCTAAGATGCTGCTCACTAAGAAGCACATGAGTTGTGTCATGGGTCATGTTCAAGACAGGGACATAGCCTATGCACGTAGGGCTGATGGTTTAAATATGACAGGACTCTTTGCTGGTATTTACTATCAACATGATGAAGAGTACTTGACACCTCAGACCAATGGATCATGGCGTGGCTTGTGGGTAATGAATGATGTCAAGGATGGTAGCTTTGACGAGATGCCAGTGAGCATGAACTATTTAAGGGAACGCTATGTCAATGACACTAGAAGAATTGAAAGAACGCTTACGAGCGTTGGATGAAACTCATGTGTTAGAACTCTTGCAGCTAGAGAGTCACCACCTAGTAGATAGGTATGAGGATATTATTATTAATAAGTTCTCAGAACTAGAGAATGAAATAGAGGAGATAGATTATGACGTATAATCCATACAGTAACTGGGAAGATAATGACTTGGACTACGCCTTAGATAAGAAGCCTTTGAATAAGGCTATTGAGGATCTATGGACTACCCCTGAGTTAGCATCAGATCAGCAGGTTGGAGGTAATCATTATACTAAGCTCAGTATACAGCCAATGACCTACTCTATGTCTAACAACTTGAATGCGTTGCAGCATACAGCCATCAAGTATGTCACTAGGTATCAAGACAAAGGCACAGCTTTGCAGGACTTAGCTAAGGCTCGTCATTGTATTGATATGATGGTTGAAGATTGGATGGAGAATCATGAGTAAGTGGCTGAAGATAGAGACAGGGTACTTGAATACTGACCATGTAGTAGTACTACACTATCAGTCTATTGTCCTCACGACAGGGACTACAGTGGAGCTACTACCTAATGAGTTCAAGGAACTAGAGAGCATGATCACTGGTATTCCTATACCTGTAGTCAAGCCTGTCCGTAAGAAGAAGAGTAAATAGTTTCCAGTGGAAACTTTATAGGGGACTTAGTTGTCCCCTTGTTCGTTACTCCTAATCGAACTGTTCCATTATTTCTTTTTCACGATCAGCAGCAGCTTTCTCTTTACCTCCAAGAACCCAGTCATGTAGCACACGACCAATAATAGGCATTGTTTTTAGAAGGTCACTACCGAGGCTAGGATCTTCCAACTCTCGCTGCTTTCCAATATTGCCTACCTCCCTAGTTGCAGCTTCAAGAGGGCCGAGGGCAGGTGTGATCCAATCTCCAATAAACCCAGAGTAATCTCCTTTTGATATATCTCCTAGAGAATACTTACTAAGGAACATCAAACCAGTTAGGTTCTCTATGACACGATCAGGTATATCTGACGTATTAAAATCTTCACCACTGAATACACCCTTCACCTCATCTACAGTACCACCAGCTATTCCTATGAAGGAGGCATACTTTAGTGCTTCCTTAGTAGCTCCTAATTTATCACCACCCTTCGCTCTTTTAATAATATTATTATGGATTAATGTTAACTGCTTTAACCCGAATGACTTTAAAGAGTAGGCTATACGACCATTAGGAAAATCTAGAAATGCTTTAGGCATCTCTAGTAGTGAGATAGGTTGTGTGTTAGATAACTCATGGAACCTGTATAGTTCTGTAAGCTCATCTTCAGTTCCATTCTTTAAGCTTGTAACAAGTTGCTCAAAATCATCACCATATGCAGCACCATACTTCTTCTTTAGTTTAGCAACTCCCTTAGTACTAGATGCAAGTTTTTTACCAGCTATCTGAGAAGCCTCTATCAGTACCTTCTTACCAAACCTATCAGAGAATCTAAAGCCACTGTACTTCAATGCACCATCTAACCACTTCTTAGTAGCTGAAGGAGTTAACATCTCTGCGGATACAGTGTCAACAAGACCAGCATCCTGTACCTTAGTACTCTTATATTTAAACAAGGCTTTAATAGTAGGCATCGTTCCATGTAAGTAAGCGGATGTACCTACGTCTTTTATCTGAGTTACTGCTGATCTAAACTGACCTAGTGCAGACATGTATCCAATGTCTTTTATGGCTGCTATCTTTGAGTTCATAGCTTGCTCACCTTTAGTGAACCTAGATATAATCAATGACTCAAGTTCATCACCAGCATCCACAGATAGATTCTTTGAGGTAAGCTGTTTTGCTATTGTTTTAAATAACAAAGAGTTCTCATCTTTTATATCCTTACTTGCAGCACCTCTGCCTAATAACTTATGCTTCTCAAAGAATCTACTAGAAGACTCAATGTATTTAATCATAGCAACACTGGAGCTTTCATAGAACTGAGTTAGCTCAGGTGGTATTTCTTGTAGGGTTCTTCCTGATGTAAATCCCTTACCTCCTTGAACAGTGGGGAATGCTTTGTTGATAGAGAACTGTATAGTTTTACTAAGGGATTCATCAGATAATTGTGATATATCTGTTACACCTTCTTTTTTCATTAAGTCTTTGACAGCCTTTTGTAAACCTGACGTTGGACTAGAACCCTCACGACCTAGCGCACCAAGAAGACCTTCGTAATCCTTAACTTTACGAGGGAAATAATTCTGCATTGTCTGGAACTTCTTTCCAAGTATTTTCTTGAGCCTAGCAGTGTCCTCGTTCATTAACTTCTGAAACTTTTTAAGCTCTACCTTACCACCCTTGTTTAGTAACTTACCAGCAGCAGTGTAGTTACCATTCAACAGTAGATCATCTATTGCTTTACGGGCAGCAGGGTCATACACTTCAAGAGATTTAGTTAAAGGAGCAGCTATGTTTTTCCTAGCTTGTGTATTCTTTAGTAGTTCTTTCTCGTACCTACGCATGACCTGTAACACAGGCTGAGACAGTGTACCTATACGAGAAGAAATGCCTTCAACAAACTCAGACAACATACCAGCTTTCTTATGACTTTCTGCCATAGCTTGAGCACCAGCCTTTGTAGGGTACTTAACCTTCCTACCAGATAAATTCTGAGCTTGTAGTATTTGATTGTCATTTAACTTTAAATTCTTTTTAGCTTGCTCTAATGCCTGTGCTCTAGTCATCTTTGTGCCACTTTCTCTGGCAGTAAAGATTGCATGTTCTACATTCTGGTTTAAATCAGTAATAGCCTTGTTAGCTTTTTTAATTCTATTAGGTAATAACTTAGCTGAAATCTTCTCTCCAACTTTAGTCAATCCATAGCCTAATACAGGAGCTAGTACTGCTGCTGCGGCTGCGTGAGCACCTACTTCTAATAGATCTACTTCCCCCTTGTCCATTAACTGATCTGCTGCACTATATGTACCAGCTAAACCAGCAGAAGTTAAAGCCATAACTTTGTAAGTTTGACCAATAGGAACAGCTATGGAAGGGTCAGTAACAGCACCTGTTATACTACCGAATGTACTACCTGTTTGGTTAGGGTACTGCCTCTCTACCTCAGCAGCATCACGTTCATTGATTCGTACTCTTCGTTCATCAAAAGATAAGTCTCCAAAGTCCTCACCATATTGTTCTTCTGTTGAACTGTAACCAAGCCCATAACCATCCTCATCTCTATAGGTTAACTTAGGAGATATACCAGTAGCTGCGCCTACTATGTCACTAAGATTCTGAACCATGCTCTTAGTCTCTACAAATCCCCTACCAAATGTCTCTTCCTTCTCAGGTTCAACTTGTTCTTGAGGAGCAGACTCAACAGGAACACCCTTCATGTTATCAAGGTAGTCTGCCCACTGATTAACAGCATCATTATCACCAGCAGCATGAGCATTCTTTATAGCCCCCATTGCCTGTTCTTCTGTATATTCTTGTGCCATTGTAAGACCTTCTACTTAGGTAAATATTTCATTGCGTTTTGATTCACGGATGTGCCAGTACCAGCAACAGCAGGTTGATTAGCAGGGTCACGCCATCTCAAGGAGTCACTACTGATAAAAGAGTCGTCATTATATATACCAAGCATTGCTCTTTCTGTAGCTATTCTTATTGCCTCACTAGGAGAATGCCTACCACCAGTGCTACTAGTTAGATTCTCTACTTCCCTAGTCATAAAATCAGCCATAAGACCAGCGTCTAAGGCAGGAATTTCATCTGTAGCAATTCCAGTATCAACAAGTTTTTTATCTCTTATAATTCGTAACGCACCTTCTCTGTTAAACGTATTAGGAGTACTACCACTATCTTGAGAAGCTTGTGATTCTGTTTTAGGATCAGAATACTTTCTACTGTTAGTAGGAGCTGGTTTCCAACCTCCTTTACCATCCTCAATAGAAAGACGTTTATTAAAATATGCACCTTGGAATATGTTTCCTTCGGGATCTATATACAAGCCCTCAGAACCTAAAGTATCTGCCTTAGCAGCCACAGGACGAGGCTCTGCTGCTACCATACTACTCGCCCTTGAGTACAAGTCCATAGCTGTAGCATAATCACCAGCTTGCATCAACTTACTAGCTGCATCTCGCATACCTTCTGGAGTAGTTAAGTCAGCACCCTCTAAGCTCTCCTGTACACCCTCTGCTTGTGCCATCTCTGGTGTCTGTAGACCAAGGGCAGAGTTAACACTTTGTCCCATGAGCGCACCACCAGCAGCACCAGCAGCAAAGAAAGGATTCATTGCAGAGGCTTGTGTCACTGCATCATTAGTCCTTTGCTGTTGTAAAGCATTAGGATTTAAACCAAATAAACTCATTACATCACTAGCCATAATATTCTCCTAGTAGTTCCGTCCAGTGTAGTTAGCACCCATGCCTTGATTACTTGTTAGGTAAGGCATAGGGGTGTATCCATTGTTTGAATAACCACCCATAGAAGGATGTCCACCACCTCTACTCATGTTACCAGCATAAGCATTGACTACATCTGAGTTACTTACAGGGTTAAGCATACCACCTATCTTATCCCAACCAATATTACCTAGTGCATTACCAATACCTGTATACTTACCAGCTTGTGCTAGACCTTGGTTCTGCCTAGACTCTGCACCACCACCCATACCAGAGACTAAGTTACCACCAGCAGCATTATTAGCAGCCGATTGTTGTGATCCTAACATGCCACCTAGTTGTTGCTGATCCATACCTGCTGCATCAAGACCCATAGACTGATTGAACATACTGTTACCAACATTAATATCCATCTGCCTTTGCTGCTGTGCTTGTTGCTGTGCATTGTAACGATCTGCTGCGTCTTGCTGTGCAAATGCCTGAGCAAATCCAGTACCATCAGGAGACATCATGCCTTTCTCACCAGTGAACCCTAGAGCATCTGGACTAGACATTAGACCAGTTCGACCAGAGCCAAACATAGAACCACCTAGTGCTAGTGCTTCAGCATTACGACTACCAGCACCCATCTCACGCTGTTGGTTGTAGAACTGATTAGCTAATTGACCATAGTCACCACCAGCAGCAGTGTAGGCTTGTTGTCCTAGTCCCTGCATCTGGTTCTGTGCTTGTTGGTATCGAGGATCTAGTGAGAAACTAGCCTGACCATTGTTAAACTGAGAAGAGCCTAGTCCAGAGGTAACACCATATGGTTTATATGTACCCCCTTCGTATGCTTTGTTAGCTGCATCTATCTGCATTTGAGAAGCTTGTTGAGCACCTTGTGATGCTGCATTAGCTCCTTTGTTACCTAATAACCCACCTATTAACGATGGTGCTACTGCTGCTGCTATTTGTCCCCACATAATATTATTCCTTATTACCTAGTAAATTAGTTGTGATTGTCATAGTGTTTCCTTATGGCCCGTTACTGAATGAAGTGAAATGATTAGATGGATTGTACATCCAAGAAGCAGCAGCACCGCCTCCACCTCCACCAGAAGCAAAAGATCCTGTACCAGAAGAAGCACCACTACCGCTAGAACCAACAGATCCACCAGAAGCACCAGCACTACCAGCACCTTCACTGTGAGAAGAACCTGCGCCCCCTCCACCACCTGATGTAAGACTAGCTGACCCTCCTGCTGATCCTAGACGGCCTTCACTGCCTGATCCTCTTGAGCCACCAGCACCATAAGGTGCTCCTCCTCCACCTCCACCACCACCAGCGTAGTAGTTAGAGTAGGAAGGGAAGCCAGAACCGCCACCACCTGAGCCACCGCCTCCACCACCGCCACCGCCTCCAGCGAGTACGTCAGCTATTCTATAAACATATAAAGGACACTCGACATGAATAGCATTTCCTCCAGATTGTCCTGCTGTACCTGCTGCCCCTGCGCTACCCCCACTACCACTTGTACCGCCATTACCACCATTACCGCCTCTACCTAGTATCCTGCCTCTATTTTCAATTATAAGATTACCACCATACCCTGTGCCTGTTTTTATGGCATAAGTAGAGGTACTAGATGCAATAATAATAGCACCTGATGGTACAATAACTCTTACATTGTTAGTTTTATCAAGACCTAGATTATCAAAATCTTGATCGGTATGTGTACCTGAGCTATAGGTGTATACATATTCCCATTGATAAGAAGTTTGCCAAGTACCACTCACTTTAGTATATGCTTTAAGGACACGTTGCCATGTACCACCTACTTTAGCGTAGGGATGAGAGTCTTGCCATGTGCCTGATACTTTAGATTTAATACTCAAACCAAATGTCTCCGTTTGCTCCATCACTGGAAGAAGGAGCAGAGTTATTTACATATAAACTACGACCAGTAGTTAATGATCCTCCGTCAATCACTACGCCATTAATACCTAGAGTGACTGTAGGAATACCAGCAACACCAGCAGCTACAGCAGTAGTTGTGTAAGCTGTTGTAGCTATCTGTGTACTGTTAGTTACTGCTGAAGCAGTAGGTGCAGTAGGAGCACCAGTTAAAGCTGTGTTGTTTGAGTTAGCCTTAGTAGCTATTGCTGTAGCTAAGGAATTAAATTCATCATCTATCTCTGCACCTTTAACACGCTTGAGAGCATTACCTGCTGACAAGGAATCTTTAGTTGCAAAGTTTGTGGACTTTGTATAGTTACTCATTATATGACCCTGCCTGTTTTAATATATAAATCAAATTTCTGAATAGAAACTTCATTGCCACTAATTTCTGTTTCAAAACCTAATTGAACTACTGATCCACTACCTCCAATGGATAGCTTAACTCGATCAGTACCTCCACCACCTGTATACTCAGCAATGTTATACTCACCAACATTGTATTCAGATAGCGCAGTCTGTTTAACTGTGGCATTGTAAGACCTGTACTCATCTGAGTAATCAATGCCAGCTTTAACTGTAAACGCCTGACCAGAACCACCTATCAATGTAATGCCTACACTCTTCAATATCTTAGTAGTAGTAGGTTGCTCAAAGTCAAAGTAGTTTGTGTAGTAGAGCATACGATATAGCTCACCACCATCAAGATACCCAGTGTATTCAGCTATTCCCGTAGTTTGACCAAACAATAGACTACCATCAGTAGTACTTATCATTCCTCTATGAGATAGTCCTGCCCATCGAGTAGTCCTTGCTGCTCCATTCTCTAGCTTACCTCTCATATCAAAGCAGTAGATCTGCTGGCTAGTAGGGAAACTTAATAAATAGAAAGCATGTTCTGGAGAGTATACACTCTTGATATTCTCAACAGGTTCTGTAGCTTCTAGTGCTGTAATCTCATCACGAACATTAACAGACAAGTCACCAATAGGAGCAGACTTCTCTTGTATTACTCGACTTAATGAACGTAGTCCTGATTTAGATAAGAATAGAATATCAGCACCTGTGTTCTGTACTGAGTCACGAGCAACACAACCTACACCATGTACAACTTCTACTAGTCTTAAATCTGTAGGTACTAAGTAGCTTTGATTATTACTTGTGTCTGAGTCCTGATAAATAACAATAGAGTTTTTACAGAAGATAACTAGGTAGCCGTTGAATGCAGCCAAGGAAGTGATAGAGTCTCCACCCTTAGTGAATGATGTAGCTATATCTAGGCTACCACTCGTACCACCTGTCCATCTAATACCACCACCATGATTAAGAACTAAGTCTGACCAGTACACAGTATGATTGTCACCTGTAATGTCAGCAGCCCATAACCTACCATAAGCAGACACCACTGCATTAGCTTGAGGTGGAGTTCCAGCAGCATTGGTAGCAGCGTCAATCCTTTGTAGAGCAGTACCTGACTCTCTTACTAATGGATGATGTCCTCTTTGGAACATGTACACTCTGTTACTTAAAGTAGCACACTGCCAGTTGTCTGCTGAGATAGCGGCAGAGTTTGTTATGTCTGATAGTGTAGCTAGACCTGAGTATACTTTGTTATCACCAAATGATATGAACTCTGATACCCCTGCGTTGTTTACAAACTCATGTAGTCCTTTAAGGTTAACAGCAGTACTCGCTGTAGTCCTGTCTATCCAACCTTCTCTAGATCCTAATCGTCCAGACTTATCAATGACGCAGTTCGTAGCTTCTAAGGCATAACCACTGGCTAAAGTAATACTACTTTCCTGTGTGTTTAAACCAAAAAAACCTGGGGCTGCAATTGATGTTGAGAGTAATTGCTTTGTCATTAGCTAGTCCAGATCAGTTCTTCGGGATGTTTGTTACCATCGAGTTGGATAGCATCATTCAGTAGTGCTCGTGCATTTGCGAATGCTGTGTTACCTGTCTGAGCATTATCTTCACCACGCTCTTCAATAGCTTTAGCATAGGCCAGCATAACTACTGGATGAGAAGGTACATTAAACTTATCAGCATCTGATTCAAGGTCTGCTGTTCTAGCAACCACGTTAAATCGTAATGTATAAACACCATCAGGCTTAGGATAAATATCTACTAGAGTATCTCCATCAGTACTAACACCATTAAAAGAATAGTTGGAAGGTGTTCCTGTTGCAACTGTTGCTGAAAGAAACTTGTCATCAAACCAAGCAGCAGATTGATACTGCATGAAAGCATTAGAGGTGACGTTGGTTACATAAAGAACACTAACATTATTCTGTGTACCATTTAACTCGTAGTTAAACACATCACTAGTGGTTGTAACAGTTAGAGATTGTCTGAGGGCTGACCAGTTCCAAGCTTCTTCTACTTCAAGTTTAGCATCATTAATAAACATTCCAATGAGTTCACTGTATTCAGTATCAGAGACTGATGTGACAGGACGCTCTCGTAAACGCTTTAGAACTTTGTTTACTGCATTTAAGTAATTCATATATTATACCATATTTTTAATCAAAAGTAAATAGACTACTATTTTAGTTTTAAACTACCTAACTTTCCTGAGACTAGTTTAGTTAGCAAACCACGCATACCAAACTTAACAACGTACACACCAATGACTAAGTACTGATACCACTCTGGCATTACTGCAAATGATTCAAAGGCTGCTGTTACTTCTTCTTGATAACCAAGGAAAGAAGCTGCAATAGGAACTAGCAGAAGGGCAATCATTACCTCATCGAGCAGGGACTTATCCATCTGCTTCATTGCTACTAGATCTAAGTTAAAGTCCTGTGTCTGACCATCATCAGCTAGTTTGTTTGCTGCCCTAGCTCCTGCTGTCTTAACATCTGCGTCTGCTTGTATGCCTACAATAGCTGCTGCTGACTTAGCCTTGGCTACTTGGTTCTTACCTTCTAAGTAAGTGTTGCCTAGACTTGCTATAGGGCTGAGTAATCCTGAGAGCCATCCCATGTTAATCCCTCAACTCAAAGTGAGGCATGTCCTGCCAACTCTTCCACAGCCCACCCCATTTCAATTCATAGCCTAGTTGTGCGGATGCTTGCAGCATAGCAGTGGCGATTGTGGTAAGGTGAAGGGTATCCCAACTTGCCTTTCCGTCAACATAACCATACACATCAATGGCTCTCCCTGTTTGGTGATATGATTTGTTAGTTCGTCCATCACACTTAGATTTGCCAGAGGTATACAATGCAGCTTGGTCTTCAATGCTGCGAAGCCCACCAGAAGAGGGAATGCCAAAGTCAATAGGACTAAGCGTGATAGCGAGTTCTGCAATATCAATGAGTCGATCATCTATCCCTGCCATGTTGTTAATACTATTCTTTCCTAACTCAAAGCCCATCATATATCCCCATTAAAATATAACCAACAAGCTACAGCAGTAGCACCAATGATCCACATTATCTTCTTGATAACTGACTTACCTACAGCAAGGTAGAACCTTTCATAAGCTTTGTCTGCTGCTAACTCAGCTATCTCATTCTTCTCTGCTTGTGTTAACTCTCGATCATTCATTTACAAATTCCCTTTTATATAAATTAACATACCAACGAATGCTGCTAGGAAAAGAACAGTTAATAGTGTTACTAAAAACCCTGTCTCTACGTTACTCTTTATCTTCTTAGCTCTTACTCTTTGTTTAACTGCTAAAGCTTTTTGTTTCCTAAAAAACTCATCTCTAAACTGGCAATACTTATAATAGCCCTGAATAGACTGCTTGTTTAGCATCCACTCAAGTTCTTTTTCTTGCCGCTCTATAGCCTGTTTTGCTTGGTAGGCAGCTAGTACATCACCAGTTCCTAATTTAGCCTTTTGCTCTATAGCTTGGCTTGCACCAAAGTATTTAGTTAATGAAGATCCAGCATCAGCAATCTCTTTACCATTAGCAAGAGTAGTTTTAATAACTGCAAAGGCAGCATTGGCAATGGCTAACTCAGCTAACATACCCATAACCTCTTTGAATAGTAATCCTCTGTAAGCTCGTATGGTGGCTTCTGAGGCTGTATTGGTCTATAGTCATAGCTACGTATTACTTGTGGTTCAGCGACCAGCACAGAGCCTTGTGGAGCCTGTGAGGGACTGAAGTAGGTGGGATAGACTTCCGATACAGTAGACCACATTATATACTCTGCATATTCTTTACACAGAATGCTGTGCTAGTTTTATCATCTTCCACTTTAACCACTGAATACCCTACCATTGGACTAAGCACAGGCTCATACCCTCCTATCTTAGCTACACGTAATAACTCCAACCTACAATTATTAAACGTACTGTAACTAGACATGATTAATGGAACTTGAGGCTCACCATTGGCTAACATTGTTGCAAGGATTATTGACCACATTACTTCTTAGCTTTCTTATGGGTTAGAGGTTTACTAGAAGGAGTATGCTTTGCACCTGTCATAACTCTACCTGACGTATGCTTGTGCGTCTTACCTTTATACTCTGTACCATTCTTTAAGTAGTGCTTAACACCTTTCACTTCTTAAATCCTTTCTTCATATTCTTGTAAGCCTTTGGAGATACAGTGGACTTTGCTTTAGTTCTACTAGTCCCAGATTTCTTTCTTTTGTTTATGTTTCCATATAATGACATTACTTACTCCTTACCATTTTGATTTGTTCGCCCAGAATGCTGCTGACATCTTACCCTTAGCAATGTTCTTACCATGCCTAGCCTTGAAGGACTTACGCTTGGCTTTCATCTTATCACTCTCACCAGCCTTGGGCTTACCTGCTGTACTAGCACCTTGCTCACCAAAGCGAATCATCTTAATTGTAGATCCTTCTTTGGCTAATACTACGTGAGACTTTGTAGGGTGCTTAGGTGTACGCTTAGGGCTGTTATAGCCAGAGAAGGTTTCACCCCTGTACTCTATGCTCATACAATCGCTGCCCTTGCTGCTGCTCTGGCTGTTGTGATTTCATCTGGCACTGCTACTGCTGTCTCAGCGTGGCGAGTGATGTACCAATCGGTTGATGCTAAGTAGGCTTGGTTGGTCGCGTTTAGTTCTGCTTGAGTGTTGGCTGCTATCTCTGCATCAGTAAACTCAGGTGCAGGAGTGTTACCCTCTGCAATCCATGCAAGTACATCAGCGCAGTCTCGGTTAGCAGGGTCATTGGGTACGCCCATAGTGCCGTTGACTAGCCAGCCAGAGTTTTGTAATTTGCAGGAGGTTATCCATGCTGTGTTGTTTTCCATGTTATAGCTCCGCACTTAGTATTAATTTTGCATTGGGCTTAACATGACACCAAGAAGCCTCACCAGCAGTTCTGTTGGTGATAGATGAAGGGCAATATAGTCTAATAGTGTTTCCGTTAAAGTCAGAAACTTCAGGAACAGAATTTGATGATTGACTAGCGCCACCAACATATATTTGAAGCCATTTGCTACTACCATCTAAGACCCTCTCGGCAGTTGGGGATGCCCTCAAAGAATTAGGTAAGTGCAATGCTATGTTCACCGCAGTGGTATTATATTGCGCCCCTACTCCTAGATGGGCTTCCGTGCTTCCATTTTGAAAGACATGACAATACCGTTGGCACAACGCTAACTCTTCCCCGTAGCTCCGATGCTCAAAGTCAGTGGCTACTGAGCCTAGTTCAAGCTGTAGAAAGCCCATTTTAAAATAATGACCATTAGCAATGGCTACGTTACCTGTCCCTGCTGCTTGTATACCTGTGTAAATATGTAACTTCCCTGCGTTTGATGCACAGGTTACTGTAGCTTTTAACAATTCGTATGCACCACCGCCTGTGTGAGCGTTGCTGCTAGTTTGTATGTTAGCCCCACTTTGATGAATGACAAGTCTTGCGCTTGCACTGTTAGATATAACCCAAGCACTGACAATTACTGTCTGACTATTAAAGACTTCATCTTCTATTATTTGAACAGCTTCTACACGACCATTACTGCCAGCAGTTGCCGTAAGCATCATTGTGTTTGTTACTTTTCCATTTACTGTTTGATTCGTTTGACGAACAGTAGTGCCAGAAATATTATTATGCTTGGCATTAAACCTGTCTAAGTAATACACAGGGCTTGCTGTTATTGACGTAGCACTAGAGTAAGCACCACGTTGTGATATTTGAAAATCACCATTGATTATCCAGTTCTTACGACCAGCCCTTGCTGCGGTGTCTCCTGCTGTGATGTCTGCTGCCAGCCCCGTGTAATCCGAGTTTTCTCTTGCCT